CATCGCCGCGAACGCGCCGACGCCGCCGCCGAAGCCGCAGGAAAGCTCCTGCACCTTGCCGATCTGGCGCTGGTCGTCCGTCACACCCTCGACAGCCACGCCGAACGTCGCGCTGGCGTTCACCCGATAGACATCCGCGCCAGATCGGAAAAGCTCCAGCTTGCGCTCGCCTGCCGGGCTTGCCGATGCCCAAGGAGTAACCCGGGCTTCGATACTGGACCAGTCTGCGACCACAAGTGAGTTTCCAGACGCCGATACGAGCGCAGGCCGAAGCATCCCTTTGAGAGCGTCCGTGACACGCTTTCCAAAGGCGGGAGTGATCGCCTGACCGGCGACCATTGCGTCGCGGCAGGCGTCGGCTTCTTTAACACATTTCCGAGTGAAGTTATGCAGCTGAGCGCCGTAGCTAGACGCGCGACCAGTGGCCGCGCCTCCAGCAAAGACAAAGGCCCCTCGTACCCGGTGATCGACCAAATCCGATAGGCCAAGCAGGCGTTGGAATTTCGCCGTAGACGACGCCCAAATATCATCGGCGCATTGAATAACGTCAGCCACTTCAGGAGGGACTTCATTGTTGCTTTCCTCTGCCAGCGCCAGCAAGTTCCGTCGTACGGTCTTGTCCAGCGACACCTTGCCGTCTTTCATCATCAGGTCATGGGCCACTTCACCCACGTTGCGCCAGACCCACTCGCGCAGCTTGGGGCTTCTCAGGGTGAGAACCTCACCGCGCGTGATGTCAGCCGCGAGCGTCTGAACCTCGGCAAGCTCTGCGGCCGCGTACTTCATGGCCGCGCGGCACAGGTCGACATCCAGCTTGATGCCTCGGTCGTTGATCCGCTCGTTGGTGTGATACTCGCTCAGCTCCAGTGCGCTCAACTCGCGCATGGCTTGTGACGCCTCGCGCATCGTACGAACGTCCTGAGCGCAGTATTCGTAAAGCTCTGCCATCAGCAGCGGGTCGTCGTTGAACGTGCCGCCCTTGTCAGGGATGCACAGCTTGCGGACCAGCATCGAACCTCTGTGGTCCTTGCGCATGTCAGTGCCAGAGAACCGCGCGACGTCTTCCAGTGAGCCGGGCGCGCAGTTGGCGCGGGCTTGGGACGCCGTGCAGTAGAACTGCTCAAGACGCCACGGGCAACCCCACGCCGTCAGCACCAGACGCTCGAACGCGGCGTTGTGGGCGCGTATCTGGCCCTTGTGCTGCAGCACCTGCGTCGGCAGCTTGTTGCCCGGCGTCCAGACTTTCACGTCGTCGTCGTCAAACGCGTAGGCGATACACAGAACCTGTGTGCTTTTGTCTTTCGCGTAGTTGTAGACGCCGCGGACCTTCAGGTCGCACTGCGAACGCGTCTCAATGTCAATCCAGAGTGTTTGCATGTTTGATCCCCAGTAGAGAAAAAAAATGGCGGCAGGATTTTAACCCCGCCGCCATCCAGTTTACGTCACGCTGTTAGGCGCGACGGCGACGCGTGGTCTTTTCCGGCTCGGGGGCGGGAGCCGGGGGAGCGACCTGCACGTCGTCAGCACCGTCAAGCGAAACGAACTTGACGATAGCGAACTCGGGCGTATGGACTTTGCCGTACGACGAGTGTTTGTAGCTGGAGCCTTCCAGCGTCACGACAGCGACCGGGTTGTCTTGGTCCTTGTCGATCTGCTCGGCGAGAGCGATGCCGAGAGCCTGCACGGCGCGCTTGCCGCCGACAGACGTCGTGGAGAAGCGAACCTCAAGGCCCTTGTCCTGCCCGGAGATGCACTTCAGGGCGAGGCCGACCTGCGTCTGCCAGCCCTTGTCATCGACGCCCGGGGGGAGCGGGCCGACTTGCGGCAGGTCGTCGGTCATGGGGGCCATGACTTCGCCGACCGGCTGTCCGTCGCCCCAAGCGATGAAGCCGTGAGCGAACGAGTACGGGTTGACGGCCCACAGGGAGCCTTCCTCGGTTTCATCGGCGTTCGCGCCGAAGACCCAAGCGCCGGTCTTGTCGAACTTGAGGATGGCCATGCCCGAGGGGGCGATGTTCTCGACGTTCTTCTTGAGCGCCGACGACAGCGTTGCGACTGACGGCAGCTTGGCGTTTCCGAAAGTGGTGAGTGCGGTGGTCATAGTGTTTGGTCTTTCTTGTTGGGTTGGTAGAGTTGTTTGACGGCTTTTGCAGTCACGTTAGCGATGACTGTCCTGCTGGCCGTCGTCAACAGGAAATTCTTGTATGTCATTTCATTAGCCCCAATACGATGCCGAGACTGTTGATCTGTGTGTCGTACCATTTGCGCTTCGCGAGCGGCGCCTGCTCGCGCATCGTGGCCGCTACGCGCAGGCACGTCTCTGCGTGGCCTACAGCGGCGGTGTAGCGCCGCCGTAGCTCCAGCACTTCGTCGGCTGCGGCCTGCAGGTCTTTTGCGGCGTCGAGAACGTTCATAGTTTCCCCAATGCAGCTGCGAGGGATTTCCCGACGGTCATGACCGCGGGCCGTGGGTCACTCTCTGGAGCAATAGTGTTACCAGAAGATATCGCCTGCACGAGATCGGCCGGGAGTTTCTCGCCACGGGGCAAGAGTTTCTCGACCTGCGCGGGCGACTTCATCTTGGTCTCGACCAGCGCCGACGACTGCACGCCCATCCCGAGTAGCGTCGCCTTGGCGATGCCTTCGTTGGCCCACGAGCGCGTCGCGCGCTTGGGGACCAGCTTGTAGCCGGGCACCGGCACGTTGGATGTGAGCATGTGCTCGGCAAGCTCACGCGCCGACTTGATCCAGTCTTCAAGCACGTCAGCTTGCGTCAGGAGTTCGCCTAGCAGTTTCGCATCGACGCCCTTGAGTTGCGTCTTGAGCGTACGTTCGACTTCGCCGTTTTGCGCCGGGCACGTCGGGGAGGCGGAACACCACCGGCACCATGTTCCGCTCTTGAGAGGGGCTGCGGCTTTCGTGGACAGGTTCACCGCGCCGAGTAGCTCAGCCTCGAAACGCTTCAGGCGCTTCACGGTTGTCTTCCAGCGCCGCATGGCTGGCGGCTGGATGATCACAAGCTCGACTTCGTCGATCCCTTCGAACGCCCACTGCGTTGCAGGCGTCCGCATCGCTGCGGCCGCGTAGAACATCAGCTGCTCGTTTTCCTCGGCGTCGACCATCACGCCGTTGCCGAACTTCCAGTCTAGCACGATGGCGGTGTTGCCGCGCCTGCCGATGATATCAGCAGAGCCGAACACGCCGGGCATGAAGTCGCCGAAACCCACGAAGGCTTCAACCTCAAATTCCAGCGTCCTGTCGGGGTCAACCTCGGCGAGACGCGCCAGCGCGGGCACGATCTTGTCTTCGATCAGGTCTTGGGTGAGTACGGCGCTGCCGTAGCTCTTGCCGAGAAACCCGTCAGCCGGGTAGTCCAGCGTCAGCATAGCCGCGATGGTATCATGAAGGAGCGTACCTTCATCGGCGTAGCTGCTTGACGGCTTCGGGGGCATTTTGCTTACCAGTGTGACGCTGCCGGGGCAGTTTATCACACGCTTGGCGGTGCTTCCACCGACGATCTTACTGTGTTGGCTCATATCCGTCCCTTCTGTTCCTAGGCCCCTAGGTAGCACGGTCAACTTTTCTGTGCAAGGGGCCTTGCCTGCGATTTGCTCCTATGCATATAAAGGCGCATGGAAAAGGACATCGAACGTTATTTCGTGCAGCGCATCGAAGCCCTCGGGGGCCGGGCGTACAAATTTGTTTCCACGAACAACCGCGGCGTATACGACCGTGTCGTAGTGCTGCCCGACGGCCGCATCTGGTTCGTGGAGCTTAAAGCCCCGACCGGGCGGCTGTCCAAACTACAAGAGAAGTTTCGCGACGACGTGACGGCCCTCGGGGCCAAGAACGCGGTGCTCTATTCGAAAGACGCCGTGGACACTTTCATCTTCATGTTGGGAACAAGCACATGAGCAGTTTCTTTTGTATGCCTTGCAACTCACACGACTGCGAGCACACACAAGCGCGCATGGCCGAACGCACAGCGTCACTCAGAAAAGAGCCGACACACATGAACTTTCCTTTCTGTCTTTCGACGGCCAGCGGCAACCTTGTCTGCACGCTGACGCTCGACGAAGCTATAGCGTACGCTCGCAACTACGCGGAACTCGGCCGCGAGGCGTGGGCGGCGCTCAAAATTCACCACGACGACGGCCGCGTCTGGCGCTGGGAGATCAAACGCGGCAAGCCGCATCTTGTTGAAGGTGCCGCGTGACTTTCAAACTCCGCCCCTACCAAGCCGACGCCGCGAATTTTCTGGCTTCCAAAGACCGTGCGCTGGTCCTAGCCAAAGTTGGCGCAGGCAAGACCTTGATCGCGCTGACGTCAATCATGAAGCGCCCCGACGTCCAGCGATGGCTGGTGCTCGCCCCGAAGCGCGTCTGCGACGAAGTCTGGAAACAAGAGCGCGACAAGTGGGGCTTGCCCATCAACATCGCGATTGCGACCGGCGCGCCCGCCAAACGCCAGCGCGCGTTCGCGTCTCACAACGCCGACGTCGTGGTGACCAACTACGACAACATCCAGACGCTGCCGGACCTTGACGAGTTTGACGGGGTCATCTTTGACGAGCTTACCCGGCTGAAAGACCCTTCCGGCAAGAGGTTCAAGGTTCTGGACAAAGCCATCGAGCACATCGACGTACGATGGGGAATGACCGGGTCGTTCACTTCAAATGGTTTGGAAGATGTCTTTGGCCAGTGCAAGATCGTCGATAAGTCTCTACTCGGCCGGGCCAAAGGCGCGTTCATCCAGCAGCACTTCTTTGTGGTGAACCGCGATTGGGGCCAGTACGAGCCGCGACCGGACGCGCTGGCCAGCGTCATGCAGAAGATCAAGCCTGCGACCTACTTGCTGGAAAACAAAGACTACGCCGACACGCTACCTGAGCTTCACACGGTGCAGCTGACCTGCGTCATGCCGGATCGCAAGCCGTACGACGAGATGCGCAAGCACTACGTCATCGAGTTTGCCGGTAAAGACATCACCGCCGTCAACGCCGCGGCGGCGTCACAGAAGCTGACCCAGATGGCGTCGGGGTTCGCGTATCACAACTCTGATGGTGACGCGACGTGGATCAGCCAGCACAAGTTTGACCGGCTGCAGGAACTCCTAGACGAGAACCAGCGGGCCAACACGATCATCGTGTACAACTACAAGGAAGAACTCGCGCAACTCAAGCGCCTGTACCCCAACCTGCAGACAATGGATGATAAAGATGTCGTTGAGCGATGGAACAGCGGCTCCGTTGAGCTACTTGCACTTCACCCCAAATCAGCCGGGCACGGACTCAACCTTCAGTTCGGCGGCTGTACACTGGTTTTCCTCTCCCTCCCGTGGTCCTTGGAACTCTACGAGCAGACCATCGGACGCCTGCACAGGTCAGGCCAAAAACACGACGTGTGGGTGTATGCGCTCCTGACCGAGCGTACGATAGACGAGCGTATCTGGACTGCCCTACAAGAAAAACGCGGCGTATCGGACGCCGCCGTGAAGGAGCTGCGTGGATGATGAACGGACCTAAACTTGACCACGAACACGAGCAGCGGCTGGCGGCAACCCGCGACCACTGGATGAGCGAGCGCGACAACGTCGAGCGCGAGCTTATCTACGCCCGGCGTACGGTGGAGGCGTTGAGCGTGCTCCTGACCGGGCTTGACAACGCCATCGCCTCGACGCAGCCGAAAGAGACGCTGGCCAGCGGGCCGGTCCCCGGCTACGCCAACAAGAGCTACGAAGTTGGCAGCGGCGAGAAGTATTTCCGGTGAAACAAATCCACTGGCGATGGATGGGCCGTGAGCTTAACAAGCTCACGGAACTCCAAGTGAAGCGGCTCCTGTTCATGGAGCTTGACGGCGCGAAGCGGCGGCACATCGTGATCCGCCTGCACCAACGCTACTGTATCCTGCGCGCCCAGCGCGAGCGGGCGGCGTATCTCATGGAGCTAGAGCTATGAGCAGGAGAGAATGGCTTGTGTTTTTCGCCGGTATGCTGACCATCAACGCGGCGCTGGTCGCGTTCGCTATTCTGGCGTGGAACTAGGCTCGCACACCGCCAGCCACTTCGCGTTGAGCGGCTCGATCTGTGACACTGTCATAGGCGTGTCTAGCTCGCTGTCGTACGACACAGGCTCGTACAGCGTGCAGAAATCAGCTTTCGGGGGTGCGACGGGCACGGGCTCGATCCCAACGAGCGCGCACGCGCTCAAGCACAACAGGATCGGTGCTGGCAAGATCAGCCACAACTTCAGTCGCTTTTGCATCTTCCTCGGCTTTCTTGACAACTTCCTGCCGACCCTCGTTGCGGAGCTTTTCTTCGCGCCACGAATTGTAAGCAGCCACGAGCAGCGCAACGAGGTTCGACAGGAAAGCCCACATTAGACCACCGGCTTCTTCTTGTTGGAGTAGTAGGACCAGACGGCGACGCCGATGGTCACGAGTGCGCCAGCGACGGACGTCAGGACGTCGGCGCTGAAGATCGCGCCGCCACCGGCCGCGGCCAGAATGGCGCGTACGATACCGGACAGCTGTTCAGTAGTGAAAGGCATTTGCAAACTCCATGCTGGGAAGATCGTACGTTATCATTTCCGCTTGGCGTTTTCAAGCGCGAGCACCCGGGAGGCTATGTTAGCCAGCACCGAATCGCGTAGCTCCAAGTCTTTCTGCGCGTCCCGGGCCGTGTAGATTTGCTCCCGGTTGTCAGAAATTTGTCTCTCTAATCCTGACAAACGCTCAGTGAGCGTCGCCAGCTTGACCGTGCTGTCTTGCACGGTGAGCCCGAACCACGCGGTAACTCCGGTGAGGATCGTCAGAGCTATGCTCTGGAAGTGCCTCTCTATCGTACGCTTGGACTCCGCGTTGGCGGCTGCGGCTTCTTCGGAGGCTTCACTCATTGACGGATATCCGGCTGGGTGGCTGCGTTGAGCATGTAGTTGACTGCGCGGTTACCTGCTTGGCCCGGCTGGCGCGGCAGCACCGCGTCGCCACGCGCGACCATGTCGCGGAGCCTCGCCATCTGCGCCGACGCCATCGCGTTGCCGATGCCGCGCGTGGACATGCCGACGGCCAGCTGGCCTGCCGGGATCGCAAGGCCAGCCATGCCGCCGCTTGCGAAGCCCGCTGCGCCGCCAAGACCCCAGATAATGTTACCGGCCGTGTTGCGCTCGTTGGTGCCCGGCGCGAGACGGCCGAACGTGTCCGTGATGCGCTGAGTGACGCCGCCACCGTTGACGAACCGCTGTAGCTGCCGCTGGGTTTCCTCGGGCAGCTGGTCGAACTCGCGCCCGCCGTTGCTGCGGATGAAAGACCTGACTTGGTCGCGCAGCGCCCGCGCGCGGTCGCCGCTGTTGCCTGACGCCGTGCGCGCCGCCTCGGGCATCTCTTCGAACGCTTCCGTACGAACGCGGTTGGGGACCGTCGAGCGACCCTCGGCGAGCGCGCTGTTGCGCGCGCCGACGCGCGCCGCGGCGTCGTCTACAGACGCCAGCGCGCCCTCGCGGTCCTGCACAGTGCGGTCGGCTGCGTCCCGCGCGCGCTGAGTGCGGTCGAGGACGCTCTGCGCGCGGTCGGCCGCGGCCCTCGCGCGGTCCACGTTCGGGGCGTTGGCGTTCGCAACGTCAGTAGCCTTGCGGAACGCAGCGCGCGCTTTGTTGAGCGGCGGCGCGTTTGGCGTGTTGGCGTACTTGGTAACGGCGGCTTCGTACGCTGCTTCAGCGGCGATGGCCGCTTCCTCAAGGTCGACCTGCTCCGCGGCCATGCGGTTGTAGGCCGCGTCAGTGTCCATCGCACGCGTCTCGGCCGTCTGCGCCCGAGCGGCGGCTTGGTCGCGCGCCTGCACGGCGGGGGCCATGTCAGGGTCTTGCGAGTGCATGGCGGCTTGGCGCTGCTCGTACCGGACGCGGGCGGCGTCGGCCGCTTGACGCGCGGCGGCTTCGCCCGGCGTGCCTCGGGCTGCAGTGGCCGCGGCTTCGGCCTGCTGCGCTGCCGTACGCGCGGAAGCCACGTTGCTGCGCAGCGCGTTGAGGGTGTTCTCCGGCTGCGCCGTGAACGTGTCCAGCGCCTCGCGGATGCGCAGCGCCACGGCCTGTTCCGCGCCGCCGAGCGTCGCGGCCGCTTGGCCAAGCTCACGGCGGAAAAAGTCGAGGTTCTTGCTGTCCAGACGGCCGTTAGCCGCCGCCTCGGCGCTCATCCTGCGCAGCACATCTCGGACAGGCCCAGACACCGCCGCGGTAGGCATCGAGCGCGTGTTGTTGGTGCCGCCGACGGCTTGCTGCACGGCGCGGGAAATAATGTCGTCTGTAGCTGCAGGCGTCCACTCGACGCCCTGCGCGTGGGCTGCGTCGTACGCTGCATTTTCGCGGGCCTTGAGCGCAGCGCCTGACGGGGCGGGCGTAGCAGGCTTGGGACCGCCCGCGCCGAACTGGCCTGCCGCCATGCTGCCGATCATGCCCGCGCCCATCTGGACGAGCGGAGGCGCGCCCATCTCGGCTGCGACCTGAGACGCCGCGCCGCCGCCGACCCCGCCTGCGGTGGCCGACGTGGCAGTGATCGGCTTGGCAAAGAAGTTACCAATTGCGCCGATGGGGCCGGGCGCGCGGGAGAGCAGCTGCCCACCCATGTTCACGACGTTACCGAAGCCCATCGAGCTAGCGCCCATGTTGGCCATCTGGTAGGCGACGCGCGCGTTGGGGTCGTCGGCGAGCGGCTTGGTGACGCCAGTGGCGTCGGTCATGTTGCGGATGGCGTCTGAGCCACCCGTCATTTGTGGTGCGCCGAGGAACGGCACGGCCGTGTTGTTCCAGATACCCGACGCCGCGTCGGTCAGCGCCAGCGCGGTGACGCCTGCGCCTGCGCCTGTCAGTGTGCCGACGCCCGGCACGACAGAGCCCGCGCCTGCGCCAGCGCCCGCGGCTATAGCGTACGGCGCAACTCCGCGCGTCACGGCGTCAGCGACGCCCGCGGCTGTCGGCCCTTTCTCGGGCAGGCCGAGCGTGGCCCTGTAGCCGCTCTGGCGCTGGTCCGCGGGAACCATCGGGTCTTGCTGCGGCGGCTTGGGGGCGTCCAGCTTGGTGACGTCGTAACCCTTGGCGGCGAGCTTCTCGCGAATCTGTTCTTTCGTCGTACCATCAGGTACGCCGCGCAGAATAGTGCCGTCAGGTAGCCGGATGTCCATTACTACATATCCGTCCAGTCAATGACGCCCGTGTCGCCGCCGCCGCCAGTCTTGGCCGCGCCGACGCGGGGGTTGGCGTCGAGGTAGGCTTTGTTGCGGGCCAGAATAGCCTTGATGGCTTCCAGCGCCGCGCGCTTCTCGCCTGCGGTCGAGAACTCGTTGGTGAGCTTACCCGCGGCGTCTTTGTACGCTGCGGTATCCTTGTCCGACTGCGGGCCTTCGAAACGCGGCACTTGCTGCAGGAGCACATAGCCTTCCGGCCCCAGCTTCGCTTGGGCTTTCATCTCTTCGGTTGTTTGGCCGAACGCCCGCGCGAACAGCGTGCCCGCAACGGTCGGGACGCCGCCGCCTGCCTTGTCGACGTTGCTGCCCGGCTTGAGTAGTTCCTCAAGCACAGCCGACGCCGCGGCGATCTGCGAGTAGGACTCGCCGCGCGCGGCTTCGGCCTTCTCGACGTTGCCTGTGGGTTTGCCGACGTTTTCGAACCGCGAGATGACGCTGCGGCCGTCCGGCGAAATGAACGTTGCGTTGCCGTCTTGGTCCGTAGCCATGAACGGCCGCTGCGACGTGGTGCGGTCGGTGTTCGCCTGCCGCGCGTTGTCAGCCTTCTGGTCAGGCGACATGCCGATGGCGTAGTTGGCTTCCTCGGTCGGCGCGGTGCCGACGGGGGCAAACTTCGGCGTGGCCGTCACGATCTTGCGGTCGCCAAGGTCTTGTGTCGTACGCGTGACTTCCGTCATCTGTTCCGGGGTCAACATGCTGCGGCCGTGGCTCAGCACGAACGTGGCGTAGTCCGGCGACGCGCGCATACGCGACTTGACGGCTGCGGCTTGCTGCGGCGAGAGCGCGCCCGACGCCGCCTTGGCGTCTACGGCGGCTTCGGCTTCGTCGAAGTTGTTGTACTGGAAAAGCTCAGTCAGGGCCGCTTTGGTCTGCGCTTCCTTCTGTGCGAACGCCTTCGCCTGCGCGTCAGCCTGCGCCGCGGCCGCGTCGTCTTGGGCTTTGAGGAACGTACCGCCGAGGTTAGGGGCCATCGTGGCGGTCTTTCTGCGCCACTCGGGGTTGGCCGGGTCGTAGCCGGGCGACTGCACGATCTGCGCGAGCGTGTTCTGCTCGTTGAGCGCGCGCTGCTTCGCAGCCATCTCAGCCATGTTGTTCATGACCGAGGCGCGCTGCACAGCAAGCTGCGCGAAATCCGGCATCTTGACCGGCTCGACTCCTAGCGGGATACGCGCGTCAACGGGCATGGGTTATCCTCCGTACGACGGCGGGGTGGGCATCGGCGTGTTGAACCGGGGCATAGCCCCGCTCGTGTACGGCGCGACCCCACCGGGGAACTGCGTAGCCGCGGGCGCGGACGGCGGGGCGACGCCCATGTTGTTGAACATGTTGTAGCCGAGGTAGGAATTTACCCCGCCAGAGATCGCTTGGTTCCAAGCGTTCGCGCCGCCAACGTAACCTGCCGCCTGCGCGTTGCCCGCGCCGATCTGGTTCTCGCCGATGCGCCCGCCCATCTGGCCAAGCGCGCCGCTCAGGAAGTTAGTGGACGCCGAGCCGCCCATCAGCGGGTTGAGCGTCGCGTTGCGGCCGGTCTGGTAGCGGCTGAACGCGTTCATGAACTCGTTGCTGGCGTAGTCCTGACCGTAGCGGATAGCGGCTTTTCGGGCTGCGCCTGAGTCGGTCATGCCGGTCGCCGACATCTTGCGGTCGAGCGCCTTCATACCCTCGTCGAACCGGAAGTTATAGCCGGGGTCTAGCTCAGTCATGTAGTTGGCAGGCATGAACCCGCTGGAAAGGTCGCCGTACGCTCCAGAGCCGTTGTCGCCGCCGATCCCGAGACGCTGCATGAGCGCCGCCTGCTTGGCAAGCTCCGACTGGCGGAACGGCTCTTGCAGCTGGGTCTGCCGGTCGAAAATCTCACGCTCAGTGGCGTTGGCTTTCTCGGTCGCAGCTACCTGCGCTTTCGATGCCTTCTTGCTGGCGTTCGCGCCAATCGCGCCGCTGACGAGGGATGATCCCGCAACAGCTACCGCTACCCAAGCCATTAGGAAAGCTCCTTCGGTTTGTCGTACGACAGACGCGCGTCAAGCGTCTCATAGTCGGGAGCGATGATCTCCGCCTCGATCTCGGCAAGGTCTGTCTTCTCGGTCAGGTGGATCGTCGTCCAGATCACATCCGTGATGGCGTGGACGGCGCGCTTGGTCCCGACTTCGGACGTGAACGTGTACGGCGCGTTGAAGTATTCGCGGCCGGTCTCGGTCGCCACGAACCCTGAGCCCTTGCTGATGATGTTCAGGTGCGAGTGAATGTGTATCTTGCCGACGCACAGCGTGCCCGCGGGGACGCTAATCTCGCGGGCGTAGACGCCCGGCGCGAAGTGGTGCTTCAGCGGGCAGTCGACTTGGTCGTACGCACCAAAAACCTCCTGCAGCTGCAGGATGCTGTCGCGGAACGTATCGCGGTCCACCGCGACGTCTTGGGTCAGGATATCAGGCAGACTCACGTAACCTCCCTGCCGCTCACACGGAGCGCGATTGCCAGCGCCACACTCGCCACCGTCACGATGGACCCGCCCGAGGGGACCACATGCCCGACAACTTCGGGGCAGGTGTAGGTCTCGGCTGGCTGTAGCGTCTTGGTCTGCAACACGAGATTGTTACTCGCCGCCGATGATCCAGACGCAGGCAGGTAAATGCTGATAGTGGCCGCACTGGTCCCGTAGTTCACTATCGTACACTTGTCAATGATGGCCGTCAAGTTGACGGCCGTGTACTGCGCCGTCGCCGTAGCGGCAACGTTGACGGGCGCGACTAGGTTCTTGACGGTTACGGTCATCGCAGATCAATCCCCACAGTTGCGGTCAGGTAGACGTCGCACGAGGCGAGGATAGTCGAGCCGCCGACAGGCCGGATTCCAAGGTTAATCACAGCCTGTAGCTCTTGCGAGTCAGACCCCAAGTAAGTGTTCGACACGTCCCACGTACGAGTTGTGCCGAGATTCAGCCACGAGCCTGTCGTGCCAGACGTGACTGCGCCCGAGACCAGCGCCGCGTACACTTCGTAGTCGGCCGCGTTGGTGCCGGGCACCAGCCACGGGTCTTCGTTGTATGGCCCGGTGCTGGTCGCCGCCCCAAACAGCCCGGCGTTGGTCAGTGAGACCTGCGCCTGCGCGAAGCCCGGCGCGGGCTGCAGGTCGTTGACGGACACGGACATAGGCAGAGACAGCGAGCCGCCCCCGCCGCCGCTTGAGCCGCCTGCCGCCGCCACACATGCGAGCATTATACCCGACATCAGGAGAGCCCCGCACCCGTAATTACCCACTCGGCCGCAGCGACTTTGCGGGCGGTCGCCCAGCCGCGCTGCGCCAGCGTACGCGTGCCGGTTGTCGACGTGCCCGCGAGGCGCATCGTGTCGGTCGTGATGGCGATGGTCTGGCTGGAGCCGCTGTTGTTGTACACCGAGAACGAGAACCCGATGGCCAGCGCGAGCGTCGCGTTGGCCGGGATCGTGACGCCGCCCGTCGTGATGTCAATGCAGTGCCCTGCGTCCGCGGCCGTTACGACGTACGCCCCGCCCTGAGCGTTCGCCGGGATGTTCAGGTAGCCGATCACCTGACTGTTGATGGTCGTGCTAGCTGCCACAGAGGTTATGTCGGTGTTAGCCCCTGAAGCGGCTACGCCGAGCGCCGTGCGCGCCGCGGCGGCTGTAGCCGAGCCCGTACCGCCGTTCGCGACCGCCACGATACCGGTAACGTTCGTGGCTGTGCCGCCGAACGAGCCGCCCGTGATGGTGACGCCCGCCATAGTGCCGCCCGTGATGGCCACGGCGCTGGCGTTCTGCAGCGACATGGTGCCAGCTGCCGTCACGTTGTCGACGGTCCAGATTTCGGTCAGCAGCGCGTTCTGCAGGAGAAACTTGTAGCCGAGCCCGGCCTGCAGGAAAATATCTGCTTGGCCGCTGGCGTCCAGCGTGATCGGGTTGGTGTTAGGAGTTGTCTCGGCCGCGGTTGTGTATGTCGTACGGAGGTTGGTGGTGCCAGCCTCATAGGTATAGACTTTGCCGCCAGCCAGCGGGTCGCCGTTCTGGTCGAAAAACTGCAGTTTGGGGACCGGGCAGATGGTGGCCATAGGGTTTACCCTGTCAAGTTGAAGATGCTGACGCGCGCCGACGGGATCAGTGGGTACGGCGCGGCCGCAGCTGTGGACTCAAGCCGTATCGCGGTGTCGCTAGCGGCCCACATGATCTCGACGTAATCTCCCGACGCCATCTCTATCACGTACGAAAAGGCTTGGCTAGTCACCACGTTGGTAGTTGTAACGTACGACCGAGAACCTGACCCCACAACGTCCGCGCCGTTTTTGCGTAGCCAAGCAACCGCCGTGCCGGGCGCGCCGCCCGTCTTGGCGTACTGCAAAGCTGCCGACACTATGTATCGCCCGGGGGCCAGCGCCGTCACGCGCGACGTCGGCGAGCCCAGCATGATGCCTTTGGCTGTGACCGTCGTGTTGAGCGTGACCGCGTAGGCGGTGTTGATCACCGCCGCGGCTTGGTTCGTGGTGTCATAGAAGTCGCCCGCGCGGCTCTGGCTGGTGTGTGGCGCGTACGTTGGTGCGGCTTGGAGCGCCTGCAGGACCGCGTCTGACACCGCCATCGCGTCAGGGTAGATCGGCTCAGGGCCGATCTGCACATCTTGCAGCGAGACGTCAGTGCTGCCCGAGCCCGTCAGGGTGAACAGGTTGTTGAGGAACCGATACCACTCGCGCGACACGAGCGACGGGTTGCGCTCGTCCAGAAAGGGTACTTTGTTGAGGGGGATTTGCGAGACGTTAGGCATCGGTCTTCTTCACGTCTAGCAGCGCACCCATCAGGGCGATCTTGACCGGGTCGCTGCCGGACACTTCGTAGACCCTGTCGCGCAGCTTCATGGTCATCCCGAGACGCCGGAAGGTCACTTCGTTGCCGGTCTCGCCGATCCGGCCGAGCGACGCGTGGTGCTCGTTGGACCATGTGTGCCCGCCGTCGTCGGACCAGCGCAACATGACGCGGGGGTTGGCCCCGACGACAGTCGCGCTGGTGACCAGAATGAAGTCGCCGCTCTCGGTGATAAGGAAATCGCTGCCTTCAGTGAGAAGCAGCGAGTCAACCGGGTCGTGCGGGTCGACGCCCGCCAAGCCTACGCCGGTCTGGAAATCGAGCTTAAGCGAGTGTTGTGCCGTACGCAAGAGATCGTTCGCGCCCGTGGGGAGCGCGCGCCACGAGCGCAGCCAACGCTGTGACGTGCCGTCGTCGTCGTAGGTTTCGGGGTCAAGATGGTAGATACGCCCGTCTTCGTAGTCGCCCACGACGGTGAGACCGCTGAAGTAAGTCTGGCAGTTGGACCTGTGCCGGATCGGGACGCCCAGCGCCGAGTCCCAGCTTTCGCGCTCGTGCCACGCGTCGGCCGTCTCGTCGTAGCTCCACGTCGCGCCGCGGCCCGAGTTGGCCGACGGGAACGTTAAGACATAGAACGAGTGGCCGTCCTGTTGGTAGGTGTACCCCAGCGCGTCAGAGATGTCGCCGTACGACTGAATTTGCCATTCAATCGCGTGGGTCGAGACCCGGCGCGCTTGGTAGCCGTTGGACTTGTAGACCATGCCCGCGCCGCGCGCGTCGGAGCCGAGCCAGAAGATACCCCCGGTGGTCTTGGCGAGCGACGCCGTTGCCGCGCAGCCGATCTCGTTGAACGCGCCTTGGATGCGCGCCAGCGGGAAGTCGGGCAGGCCCGCGTTGTACCAGACTTCGACCGAGTTGAGACCCATCAGCCAGACTTCAAGGTTGCTCACGATCAGGCCGCGCAGCCCGTCCGGCGAGCCCTCGGCGCTGGCGAAATCCAGCGCGTCCACGTTCGTACCGTCGTTGAGCGCGGTCACGTAGAACATCTGGCTGTTCGGCACTGTAAACACAAAGAACCCGTCGATAAACCCGACGCTGTTCGCGCCCGGGAAATCGGGGTCTGTGATCTGAGAGAATACGCCGGTGGTCTGGTTGTAGATGAACCCGTCGGGGTCGCAGGCGAAGAAAATCTGGTTGCCGTTGTCGGCGATGGAGACCGGCCCCGAGCCGGTCACGGTCCCCAGCAACGTGGGTGTCGCCGTCGGGCCGGTGATCATGTAGGCTTCGGTGCCCGACACGACGTAGCACTTGGTGCGGTCGCGCGAGTTGGTCCACTGGCCCCGGATCGGGCCGGTGCCGATGGTCTGGAGACGGCGCAGCCCCGGCGTACGCTGGAAATACGCGGTGGTCTTGCCTGCGTCCAGCACTTCGGGGAACAGGTTCACGAGCCGGTTGTTGGCGGCGTTGACCGACCGGGCCACGTAGCTCTGTCCGAGGATGGGGCTCGCTAGCATATGGCCCTACTGGTTCGTGTAGATGTTGAACCGCGCGCCGCGGACGCCCGCCAGCGCGCCGGGGACAGACATGACGTCGAGCGGGTTGTTGATGCGCTTGAGGTTGCGCTTGCTGACGTCGGCGATCCTGATGACGCGCGGGCTGGGCTCCACGCCGAACTCAGGTGCAAGCTCGCAGGCGAGGTTGTAGCGGAACGCGCGCAGGTAGCCGGGCGGGAACGCCAAATCGGTGGCGAGCAACGCCGGTTGGGTCAGCGGCTGCACGGACACGAAGCGCCACGTAAGCGCCTGCGTCGGCACCGGGTACACAGTCAGCGTGGCGTCGGGGTACGTCTCGCTGACGTACAGCACTTGCGGGTATGAGCTTGTGGTGGCCTTGAGCGCGATGCTGTTGTACTGCGCCTCGTTGATCAGCGCGACCGGGAACGACAGGTTGTTGCTGTCCGTGAAGTAGGTCGAGTCGTCAAGCTGGATGGGGCGCGTGCCGACGAAGTTGCCGGTGGGGCCTAGCGTACGCGTGGCTTGGTTCGCGGGCCAGCTGAACGTCTGGGTCTGGGTGGCGTAGACCGCCAGACGCTCAAGGCTCCACGAGTCGAGCATCTGGTTCATCGCAACGAGCGCGTCGTTGGACGTTTCGGCTGACGGCGTCTCACCTTCGGCAAGCTGGCCGATGAGCCTGAGAGCGCCGTTGATGAGGTTGCTCGCGGTGACCATTATTCAGCCGCGGGCTTGCGCGCGCGACGCGGCTTGGGCATGGCGTTTTCGGGCTGCATACCGTTGTTGGCGGTTACAACGTACGCTATCGGCGCAGCTTCAGGTTCCGGCTCCACACTAGGAGCAGCAACAGGAGCGGGCTCAGGAGCGTCAACAGAATAGCGCGTCCAGCCATTCTTTTCATCGTAGATCGCCTCTTGTTCGAGGGTAGCGACCTTCGTGCCGTGCGTCGGGTGTTGCAGATAAATCGCGGCCATTCGCTCACCTTTCAGGGGTTGCAAGTGATCCCCGCGGCATTTCTGCCGCGGGGTTAGTCACTGTCATCAGGCGTTAGCCGATGATGTAGAGCGTCCAAGCGCCAGCGGCCGTCTTACGCGCGCGCAGCTGGGCTCCGGTCGTGACCGGAACAGCCGCGCGGCCGACGATGGTCCACCCCGTTCCGACGAGGAACGTCACGACGCCGGACGTGGTGCCGAGGTTGATGAACTGCAGGTCGAACGCTTGGTCGATCTTGGTGTTGCCGTTGGCCAGAGCGGCCTCAAGCGCCGCCACGGTCGGCAGCGTGTAGGACGCCGCAGACGTGGACGGGTTGCCCACCAAGATGCCGCTCAGAAGCTGAGCGACCGTGAGAGTGGCGGTAGCCGTAGCCGCGCCGGGAGTGCCTTGGACGAGCAGCTGGACTTCGCCGACGTTGCCGTCGCCGTTCTGGTAGCCGCCGCCTACTGCGGGAAGTGCCATGTTAGTTCTCCTTTACCCTGACAGCAATTAGCCGATCAGGCGGGTTGCCATTTCGGGGCGGATGACCTTGTAGCCGTACAGGACGTCGATCCTGCAAGGCATCCGGTCGTTGTTGATGTCATATTGACGTACGACACGCATCGAGATGCCGTTGTGGACGGCGCGCGATGCCATGTCGACGCCCTGCGGGAGCAGGAGATCGGCCGTGGCGAACGTGATCGCGTTTTTGTTGTAGACAAGGTTCTGCGGGTAGACCGTGGACGCCGTGCCGACGAAGGTGACGACGGCCGCGGCGACCGGGAACGCGTCGACCGTCGCGAGAGCGGAGGCAGACGTGTAGATCGCCGGGGAGATCGCGACGCTGGTGTACGCGCCGCCCGACGCGGTGTTGGTCGCCGTGCAGACGAACTGCTGGAGCGAGCCGGTCGATTCACGCGTCTGCGGGTTGACCGCGTTGACGCCAGCGATGGTGAACACGTCGCCCGCGTTGATGACCTGCGTGCCCGTGCCAGTGATGTTGATCGTGGCCTGACCCTGAGTGGCAACCGTCGTGGTGACAGTGTGCGCGCCCGTACGGGAGCCGGTCGTGAACTGGCGGATCGACTGCGACATGTTGATTTCGTCGTAGCCGAGGACGCCCGTGCCCATCATGCCGGACTTGAACTGCTGGCTGATGGTGTTGCCCGGGTTGAAGAAGCCCGAGAGACCGTTGACCAGACCGGCGTTCGCAGCGGGGTTAACCGTGGCGAAACGCTCAGTCATCGGCGTGGCAAACTCGTTGAGCTTCTGCTGAGCTTGCAGGAGCACCAGCGCGGTCGCCGGAGCCGTGCCGGGCGTGCCGACAAGGTTGTAGATGGACGAGAACGAACCTGCAACGTCCGCGTCGATGGACGCGGCAAGCTGCGAGATACGCGGGGCCAGAACACGGTCAGCGAAGTCGTCGAGCGACATCGTCATTTCGGCAGTCGTAAAGTTGACGCCGATGTGCTTTTGCGAGGCAACGTTGAGGGTCGTGAACTGTTCGACGTCGTCCTGCACTTGCAGGGCGGCACCGTCGGTGACCAGCGCGCGATCCGGCAGGCGGATACGCAGGGCGGAACCGATCTTCGCGCCAGTGTTGGCGAAGCTGTCGTCGTACTGGCGGTTGACGTTGCGAGTGATGACGAGGTTGTTCTCCAGAATCTGGAGAGCCTTCCTCGTGATCATGTCGATTGTAAGCAAGCTGTTAGGCATAGTAGGGCTCCTTGAGCCTTAGCGGTTGCGTTGAGCCTCCAGCCGCTTCCTCACCCGTTCGTTTTCAGCGTTGATCCACTCCGAGTCCGTCATGCTCTTTGCAGCACGCGGGTCCGTCGTGTCCACCACTTTTGCGGCCACATTGCGGGCCGAAACGGGAGTGATTGGCGCGGGGGCCGATGAAGTAGTCTTGGCAGGTGGGGTAGATGCCAGCTTGACTGACAACTTCCCGATTTCGCGCGCTTGCTGTACGGCAGAGAGGCGGGCAATTCGAGCGGCTTCGGACGGGTTGGAGCCGAGATGGTAGAGTATCTCGGGGCCTAGTTCGTCAGCCATGACTGCTTCGGCCATCACCTTGGTCACCGGCACCGCAGGGTTGTACGCGACCTGTTCAAAGTCGTCGTACTTGTCGCGGGCCGCTTCGGCGCGGTCCTCGTAGTTTTCACGCGCGGTAGCGGCTTCGGCTTCAGCTGCCCTCGCGGCGACCAACTCTGCAGCCTTGGACTCAGCTAACGCTTCCGCGTACGCTGGGGCATCTGAGAAGTCGGCGACGTTCGGAGGCGTTACCGGCGCGGGGGCCGGGGGCTGGGCTTGGGCTCTTGCGCGTTCTCGTTCCCACTTCCTTGCTTCCCGGGCAAGGCGTTTTCCGATGGCTGCGTCGAGTTCTTCTTGCGTGAAGACCTTCGCGGGGTCCGTCGGTTCCACCGGCTTGGTTTCTACTTCAGGGACCGGGGTCGCCGTGACTGCCGGTTCTGGCGCGGGTTGGACCGCTAGTTCGTTCTCAGGAGGCATACAACACCTTTTTAGGGGATAACCGAGTGAAACGCACCCGTACGTTAGAGGGTAATCTACTGCACTTGCAAATCAGTGTCAACTAGGTTCTTGGGGGTTAAGACGTCGTGGCGAAGGCGGTGAACACCGGCGCGCGGTAGGCGGTGACTGCCGCAACAACAGTGGTGGATGCCGCCGTCTCGATGGTGCAGCTTGAGTAATCAGCCGCCACCGCCGTTATGCGGGTTTGCAGCGTTGCGCTTGCCACGCCAGCGCCTGCGACCGTGATATAGCAGCCGGGATAGACCTTGCTGACGGTGTTGCCGGTGAGGTTGACGGTCGTGGTCGAAACGCCGATATCAATGCTCGACGTGACGCCTGAGAGCGTCCCCTCAGTGCCTGCCGTGGTGACGATGTAGCCAAAGATGGTCGCCGTTCCAGGCTGGCTGCGGTGAAGGATCTGGCCCTTCAGGACCGTCGCGCCCGACACATAACTGGCTGACGTGTTGGAGCCGATGGTCCGATGAGTGTTCGTGCTTTTCGTTGATTCGGTGTTGCGTTCGACCACGGGCGCGGACGTGATCAGCCACGGCGCGCTTGGGCAGATCGACACCACAACGGACGTATCGCCTAGCTGTGTATTGTCGGTGATCTCGATATCCTCGCCATACCAGCCCGCGGCGCGAAGCAGATAGCCTGAGCCTGAAGCGCCCGGCGATGGGATGCCCATGTTGCGACGGATGAAGATGCGATTTGCAGGTGCGGTGATCAGTTCCGATCCGCGAAGGTCAACGGCGTTGGACGTGTAGTTCGTGAAGCGGTTGTCCTCGATCACCATGCCAGAGAAGAAATCAAGGTTCTCCGTTCCGGTCGGGTACTCCACGTCAACACCGAAAGCGCCATCAATGTCGTTGTTTCGAATGATCACGTTGCTGATCTTGGCCGTGTCGAAGCGAACCCCCGCAGTCGGCGTCGTCATCTCATTGTCCGCAATAACCAGAGGCGAGAAGACGCCCGTGATGCTGACGCCGACGCCGAAGCTGACTGAACGCGAGCGGAGTTTGTTATCCTTGACCACCATCGTTCCGACAGCGCCAGAGGCCAGCATTTCAGACGTCGTGATTGCAGCGCCGCCGTTTGCGTCGAAATTGTTGTTCGTCCAGATCGACGTGAACGCCCGGTTTACTCCACCCGCATAGCAGTCAACGGCGCGGCAGTTGTTGACAATCAGCTCGTGCGTTCCCTCGTGCGATCCGAAGGCCCCGCGATGCGTTCGTGCGCCAAGGCAGTCTTCTTGTGACACGTCGATACAGAAGATTGCATCGATGACGTGACGCACCCGGATGCCGTGAATGCGCGATGTGCTGCAACGGCGCGAGCGCAGGAACACGATGCCGTAGAACCCGGAGTTCTCCCCCTCCACGATGGTTGCGGCGTCCGAGATGCCGTACATCGTCAAGTCGTCGCAGACGATGTCGGTGCAGGTTTCCGTGCCGACTGCGATACCCTGAAAGCCGTCGAAGGTGGTTCCCCTGATCCTCGCGCCTGCGACGTTCTCGAACCACAAGCCACACTGCCCGATGCTGTTGTCGAGGTTCTCCATGTCGCCGCCGCCGATCAGGCGACCGCCTGTCACGCTTACGTTCGTGAGCGGCCTGCGGACAAACACGCTGACGGTCGGCCCAGATGTGGACAGCGCCATGTTGACCGGCACTTCCAGCGTGACGACTGACCCGCTGATGGACATCACGCGGTTCACGTCGAAATAGTAGGCAATGGCCGTGCTGTTGCGGTACTGCTCCAGCGTGGACGTGCATCGGATGATGTCACCCGCCTGAACGCCCGTCACGCTTGTAAGGGTGAGCGTGCGGTCATACTGCGCCGCTGATGCGGAGAGCGTGGTGGAGAGGACAACGGAGCCGACAAAGCGGAAGACCGCGCCAGAGCCGCGGGTCGCCGTGTAGGTGAGCGCCGAGGCGTCAATCGTCGCGCCGGTCATCTCGACGTGTACGTTGCTGACGCTGATCAGGATGGCGGTGTTGATCTTGTACGTTCTGCCAGGCGGGAAGTAGAGCGTGCCGCCGCTGGTCAGAGACGTTGCCGCAGCCTGAACCGCCGTGCTGTCATTGGTGACGCCATTCCCCACAGCCCCGAAGTCCAGCACGTTCGCGACTTCCGCAAACCGCGCCGCAAGCGTCCGCGCCGTGGTGGAGCCGGTGGCGGTGACAGTCTGCGCTGCGGTGATAGACGCCCGCTTGGTCACGCCGCCCTGCACCAAAGGAAGTTCTTCCGCGCCGGTAAGCGCGGTTGCTGCAGGCAGCTGACTGATCTTGACGTACGCCATGTTGTCGCTCGCTACGAAATTCGTCTGTACTCAACGACGACGGTGTAAGGTTGCGCCAGTGCGGACGCGTTGGCGATAAGCTGGACCTGCAACGTCTGCTGCGCCGGAACAGTGTCGGAACCCGTGAAGATGCCGCCGAACACTGCAGCGCCGCCGAACGAGCCCGTTATCGCCCCAGCCACGTTGTTTACGATACAAGTCGTTGTGACTGTGCCGCCCGCGCCCACGGCTCCTGTGATGCAGTAGACGTAGATGCCGACGACCTTGATGTCGAAAGGGAACCGCCAGACTTCTTGGCCTACTGCGGCGTTTGAGCCTGAAGCTCCAACGTACGCAGTAGCTCCCGCCGCCACAGACGCAGTGGTCGTGTTGAGAATTTCACGCGTCTGCGCGGGGTTGTCGACGCGGACAGTGTTGTAGCTGTTTGCGTAAGCGAAGTCGATTGCGTCGCCCGCAGCGCGGTCGCAGACGATTGGCCCCACTACGTTGAGCGCCGCGCTTGTCTCGACCAGAGCGGTCGGCGTTGCGCCGACAGCCCATTCTATAACGTACGTTGGGCGCGTGCCGCCGAACGTGATGTTTGAGTATAGACCGCCGTAGACGTTCGGCGTGTAAGACCGAATGAACGGCGTGTTGGGCGAGCCGCCGTTGCCGTACGCAGTCGGACCAGACGTCTTGTGCCCGCTGATGAACCCTGTGGACACAGTCAGCACAGGCAGGCGGTCGCCGAAGTATGTCCCCGCGGCCTGATCTGCGTACAGGATGCAGGGCTCGGTGCCGTCGGTCGCGCGGAACTCGTTGCCGAACTTGTTGGGCCCGATCCAGAGCCCCGAACCGCTGTTTGTGCCGTCCACGTCGGGAACAATCCAAATATCGACGCGGGTCGTTCCCGCGGCGAACCGAAGGAAATCGTTCGCCAGAATGTAGGCGTTGTTGCCGCCTTCTGCCAGTTTTATCGCGACTTTGTTCAACCGGAAGCTGTTGCCGAAAATGCGGCAACTATCGTTTAGCCCGCTTAGCGCGATGCCGATGCAGGTTGTGCCGTTCGCGCCAACAAAGATGTTGTTCTCAATCGTCCAGTCGGGGCTGTCCACGCTGCTGTTGCTGATGCACGGGCCGGTGTAGTCGCGGAACTCACAGTCGCGAATTGTCATCTTGGCCTGCACCATCGTAGACGCGTAGGTGCTTCGGATAGCGCCCGCGCCGTTGACTGTGCGGATACCTGTGAAACTTAGCGCGCCCCACACGCCGGGGTCGTCGATCAGATACTTTCCGGCCGACAGGATGACGACGGTGTTCTGCGGCCCTGAGCCCTCAATCTCCATTGTCGTGCCGGTCAGCCCGGTTCCGCCGTAGGTGTAGTTACCGGGCGGGAAAATCAGTTTTGTAAGAGCGGCCTGCGCGGCTACGTTGGCGGCGTCAATCGCGGTCGTGTCCGTGCCGAACCAAGTGACCAGCACGCCTGTGTTGTCCACAACGCGCAGCCAGCGGCCGACGCCGTCGTCAGCGGCTAGGACCGTACCGCCGTTCACAGTCAGCACTGACGCCGCCGAGTAGCGAAAAATTCCGCCACCGCCGTCACCCGCTGCCGTACGACCTGCGACCTCGACCAGCATGTTGTCGTTGCGGCCGTTCGCTGTGGTCAGCGCGGTCATTGTAGCGTACGTCTGGAAATACCGGACGCCGTCGGGGCCTTTAAGAGAGTTGACAGAAGCTCGCGCTGTGATGCCGTTCTGCACGAGCGCGACCTGCTCCACGCCCGTGAGCGGCGTGGTAGCTGCAGGTAGCTGACTGATTTTGACGTTGGCCACGGCGGCTCCTATTCGCTACGCACAAAACCTGCAGCGATGACGAGATTGTAGGTGTGGCTCACAGCGTCACCCCGCAGCGTCCCGCGGCGTACCGTTCCATGACCGCGCGGTTAGGCGCTGAGAGCACGCCGGGAGCAAATGCGCCGCCGTAGAAGCGACCAGCGATACCAGCGGACCACACACCTCTGATGACCGTGAACAACGCCACGCCCAGTGTTGCCGCGCTGTCGTCAAACGGCGTCATGGTTGCCCCGTTTGCACCATTGTAGCGGCCCGACAGGCTGTTCGTCGCCGTCTGTTGCACGGTGAGCACGTTGATGGTCGCGGGATTGCCTGCCGTTGTAATGGGGGTCTGGACGTCGCCCGGGTCGTACCACCGCCACAAACTAGTCGCAAGGATAACGGCACCGCGAAAACTGCTGCTTGTCGCGAATGCGGCTCGGTTATCCGTATCGCTCCGCCAGCCGCCAACGTGCCACCACACCTCACCCAGATTGAGAATGGGTGTCGGGGTCATGTAGTCGTCCACGCCGTCGAGAGTGAGATACGACTGGCTACCTGCAACCGTCAGCACAGGGCGCGCCGCATCGCTCGGGGCGATGGCGTGGAATCCGGGGATGACTTTGGCTGATACGTTGCCGATGGAGCCCGTGAACGCGGTGCCCGTGAAAATCAGGTCTGTGCTAGTGAGCGCCCTGAGAACCTGCGTGTACGTCCCGTTTGCGCTGACCGCCGTGCCAGTCGTGACGCCCGCCGTTGGCGTCAGCGTTCCGGTCACATAGCCGCTTACAGTGAATGTGATGCGATACCAGCTACCAATTGTCAGGATGCCGACTTGCGAAAGATTGGACGTTGCGAGCGACGCCAATGAGAGCCCGCCCGCAATCGTCCAGCCTGCGCCTTTAGTCCATACGGTGTCTGTCGCAAAGTTGCCGTTTACGACAACCTCCGGTTGCCCTGCGATAAACGTTGCCGCGGGTGCCCCGCCCATAAAACTCTTGTCCAGCATGATCCCGACAGGCTGGCCCGTGGCCCCTGTAGAGCCACCCGTGGTCGCTTGGAATAGCGACGTGGTGTCAGAGACATCGAAAATCAGCCCGCCCGCTGCGCGGACGATAGCTGCGACTTCAGCGTCGTTGGCTCCGCTAGTCCCAAAGCCGTTCGCGCCCATGCGTACGCCCACCCCCGCATCAAACGGCTGCGGGCGCTGCGTCGACAAGCCTTGGCTTCGGGGCGTGTAGATTCTCATGATGCTAGTAGTAGTACGAAATGTTGAGTGTGGCGGTCGCAGCCTGCTCAAAGAACCGGATGGCGTTCATGTCGCCGTCGTACGCAAGAGGCACGCCGATAGCGAGCGGCATACCCACGGTCGCCGTAGGAGCCACGCCGTCGTCGCGCCAGCGGACGCCCTGCGTCTCGGCGACAATGATCGCCAGCGTAGGTTCCGCAACCAAGCCGTTCAGGTCGCGGGTCGGGACGGTCAGCGCAGTCGAGGCTGCGAGGCCGACGATCTGTTGATACCCGAGGCAGCTGGTGGTTGATTTCAAGCCCATAGTCTATCTCCGATTACAGGGGCGCGACTTCCGAGGACGGCAGCGCGGCGTTTTCCATGAACACTGAGGGGTCTGAGCCCATACCGGGGTCAGGCTGCTGGGACATGCCGCCTAGCGGCGTGGCGTTGCCGCCCATGCGGCCTGCCAGCGCGTCCGGCCCCAGCAAGTCGCCGCTGGCGAGCATGGCCTGTACCGTACCCAAGACAATATCCTGCATTTGTTCCGGGGTCAACGCGGTCGACACCACTTTGAGGCGGTTGGTCTCGGCGTTGTACGCCGCCACGTTTGCGTTGGCTTCGGCCGTGACTTCCTTGATGCGAAGCTCCTGCGCCTCCATGCTGTCTTTTACTTTGATCAGCATGGTGTGCATCTGCTGGGTCTCCTGCTGCAGCGCAGCGATTTGCTGCTCCGCGGCTTGGAGTTCCGGCGACTTGTCGGTGTCCGCGATGACCTTTGGGTCCATCGTACGCTTGAACCGCTCGGCCATCTCCTGCGCGCCCGGCCAATCCATGTTCTTGATGAACAGGTCGCCCGCGACGGCCCACAGCTGCGGGTTGCTCTGCAGGATGGTCGCCATAGCTTCCATCGCCTCTTGGCGCTTGGTCATGTAGCTCGGGCCGGTCGTGACCATGACGTCGTACTTGCCGATGCTGGGGTTGTAGATTTTCTCCAGCACGACGCCTTGGGCATCGACGATCTTGTTGACGGCCATCGGCTGCTGCGGGTTCAGCTTGACCATCTTGACGGCCATCTTGTCGAAGGTGTCTTCGCCGATGGTACGCGCGATGCGCGCCGTGTCGTAAATCTTGGGGATCAGCTCGATGATCTGGCGGGTCGAGTAGCGTACGGCGCGCGCCAGATTGTCGACGTAGTGGTAGGTTCCGACGTCCGACTGCCGCTCGCGCGCGAGGATCGCTTTGCCGCTGCGCTCGTTGCTGGTCATGCCCAGAGACGAGTTGTACTGGCCAGTGGTCGACTTGATGTCGTCCGACGCGCCCATCTTGGCCTGAATTAGCCCGGTCTGCGCCATCGGCGGCATGCTACGCTGCGGCGGGGGTAGTGGTGAGCCTTTCCCGTCTGTGACGTCAGGGTTGTACTCAAGGTACGGCCAAGCGGTCGTGTTGGCAGTCTTCCACTGGTGCTCGTAGCCCTCAAACTGACCACCTGCGCCAATGAACGGGGCTTTCGGGGCCAGCGCCAGCATTTCTGCTTCGGCCGACACCCAGTAGTTGTAGAGGCGCTGCGGGTCTTTCGCGTTACGGACCAGACCCGAGATGTAAATCTCGCCCTCGATCTCGTACTCGTTGCCGACGACGCGGATGATCGGGATGGAGCTACCGGCCCACTCGCTCTCTTCCAGAATCTCGTAGCCGTTCGACTTGACCCACATGACCTTCTTGCGGTCGACGCGGCGCGTCTTGGTGGGCTTGCCAAACATCTGGCGCAGCGCCTTGTCTTTCTGCGTGCCCTCAAACGCCGTGTTCTTCTCCGGGTACAGGTTCAGCGTGCCGGGCTCATGCTTGAAGTAGAAATACTCCGCGATCCGCACGGTCTGCTGGCCCAGCCAGTGCGCGCGGCCGGTGTCGTTGACGCCGTTGGTGAGCAGCCCGCTGTGCGGCGTCGCGTCGGGGTACATGCGCTCGTAGTCGTCTTTTTCGATGTCGTCGTGGATGAAGCCCCACTCGGCGTCGGAGCCGCAGGGGTCTTGGATCATCGGGTCAAGCGTGACCGAGAACGAGTTGCGGACGCGCTTGATGCGGATGTCCTGATCGAACGACTCGTCGTCGCAGTATTCGGTGACGATGCGCCAGTAGCCCTCGCCAAACGTGACTTGGTTGTGGCAGGCTGTGTCGTACGCTACATCGGCGTCCGAGATGTACTCGATGTGCTTGATCATGCCGTCGTAGATTTGCGCGACCTCGATGTCTGCGCCGTCGTCGGCGGGGATCACTTTACCGGCCGGGCGGTTCTGCCGCTGGTCGTTGGTCACCTGCAGGACGTGCTGCGGCGTCTTGTTGACGGTCAGGCACGGCCGCGAGTTGGCGATCTGGCCGGTGGTGGACCCGCGCGTCGTCAGGACGTCGTCAGGCCACTGGAACTTGTTGTCGGGCGAGCCCGCGGCGAATTTCAGGTCGTCAAGCTCTGCCTCGCGGGTGGTCGCCCACGCGCTCTGGCCCACGTCCATGCGCGTACGCATGAGCGCCAAACACTCGGTCTGTTCTTTCGTCAGGGCTTTAGGCAAGGATTTTATTCCCTTTTTTCTGGTTTTCTGTGGCGGTCAACAGCTGCAGGTTTTCGGGGACGTGCAGGCCACACACAGTTTTACCTAGCAGGGGGATGATATGGTCAACCTGCCACTTTACGCCCGTCTCGCGGGTGCGCCGCGCCGCTTCTTCATACATCCGCCGCATCTGGCGGCGCTGGTCCTCGGTCAGCCACGCCGGGGTGCGCTTGACCCGTGCGGCGCGCCGCTTCGCGGTGTTCTCGTTCGTCTTGGCGGGGTTCTCCCGCTTCCACTTCTGTACGCGAGCTTTCTGCTTGGCGGTGTGTTTGGCGTACGTTCGTCTGGTTCGTTCGGCGGATATCCCTGCTATCCTGTTCTGGACGGCTTTGAGCAACTCACACTTTACGCACGCCCGGTAGCTCACGTAACGCTTGGTAGAACCGCAGCGGCGGCATGGTCGGCCGTCGTAGAACTGCGTTCTGCGGCGCACTCAGCTAGCCATCCATCCGTTGCCAGACTTCTTACCACTGTAGTCGCTGCCGTACGATCTGTCAACTGAGCCCCGGCTCCCGCGGCCAGTACCTTTGTTGGCGACCGGAAACGCGAACGTCAGCGCGATAGCGTCAGCCGCGTCGGGGCTGGCGAGCCCGCGCTTCTTCATATTGGCTTTGCTCTCCAGCTTGATCGCGCCGTTGTTGGTCCCGGTGCTGGTAAGCTCTTGCTTGGGGCCAGTCAGGTCGGTCTGCAGCATCCTGTCTTTGGGCAAGCTGGCCGTCTTGAGCCACTCTTTCATCAGGCCCCACATCTCGGCGCGCTTGTTGGCGTACATCATGGGTTTCTTGCTGGAGTGCCCGAAATTGACGGGTCGAACCTGCTTGAACTGTTGTTCTTTCAGGCGGTCGTAGACGCCAGCGCCCAATCCACCCTCGTCCACGCAGACCATCGCGGGACGAAATTCCTCAATGATGTCAATGATCCGACCGACGGTCTCCATTGTATCTTCGCTACGGTATCTTCGAATTGCGAGGATGTCTCGACCTTGTCGGACGGCGATGACGGTTGCGTCGGCTCCGAACCGGGCGGGGTCGACGCCGACGATGATCGGGGCGCTAGGGTCGAGCATCTGAGGTCTTGCAACGGCTTCCTCCACCAGTGTTCTTGAGATAAACTGCTCGTCTCCCTCGGGTGGGAAGCTGCCGTAAACTTCAACGTACGCTTGAGCCGAGTCAGCGCCGTATTCGTCGATAATCTGCTGGTAGACCTGCTTGTCGGTCCCCTCGACGGTGCGCGCATCGACGGTTCGGGTGTTCCAGAACGCCCGTTTCTCGTTGAAAGTAGAGTAAAAATAGCCTGAACCGCGCCGCGGGTTGGAAAACGCGAACCAGAACCTGTTCGGCGTGTTTTCCGTGAAGAATCCGGCCGCAACCGACCAGATCGGGTCGGCGATACCCGACGCCTCGTCAAAAATGAGCATGACGCCCGCATAGTTGTGTACGCCCGCGTACCCGTCGGGGTTTTCTTCGCTCCAGAGACGTCCTTCGATGGCCCAGTAGCGCGTTCCGAGCTTCAGATCGCGCTCCACAAGGTCTGTGAGCCACGCGGCCGGTGTGATCTTGGTCGCCGAGACTTCGAACCAGTGCGAGTTCAAGCTCATCGAGAGCCACTTGGTGATTTCCGCCCATGTTACCGAGCGCAGCTGGCTTTCGGAGTTGGCAGAGACCAGCGTGGTGGACCCGATCCTAGTCGAGATCATCCAGTGCGTGAGCCACGAGACCAGCGCCGACTTTCCGATGCCCCGGCCGGACGCCGTGGCGTCCCTGAGCGTCTGAAAATCTACCCGGCCCTCGTTCTCGGCCAAGTGCTTCTCAAGATCGCGCAGGACGTCGCGCTGCCACTTACGCGGTCCCGTGAAGTGCTCCAGCGGCGTGTTCGGCTGGCCCCACGGGTACATCAACATGACAAACGCCAGCGGCCCCATCTTGATCGTGGGCGACCAGATACGGCTCATCAGGGCCATCTCGCCCTCGGCGTTGTAGATGGGTTGCTGCATACTGTTACTCTTTCGGGCCTAGCTCAAAGTGCGGGCCATCTTTGAAGGTTTTCCAGAAAGCGCCTGCTACGATGTGGACGCCCGCGGCGGTTGCAAAGCGGGTAAGCTCGCGGGCCAGCTGCATGTACAGCGGCCAGTCCCAGCGCAACTCGCCGCCGACGATCACCGCCAAGTCCACCGCCCGGCCGGTGAGATGCTTGGAGTTGAGCGTACGACTGGCCCCGGCTGCGAGCAGCTCACGCTGGCGCTCGATAGATCGTACGCCCTCGATCACGATAAACTTGATCTCGGTCTGCTTGGCGAAGTCCTGCAAGACTTTTGTGAGCTTGGGGTTGACGCCCAGCAAGCGCCGCTTGCTGCGCGCGTCGAGTTTGGGGTCGCCGGTGTTCAAGTTAATCTTCCCTGTTTTCTGTAACCTGACGCGCGGGTCGTGTTACTTCCGTACGCGCTTTTTCCGCGTTTCGCGGAATTTCAGCTATTTCGGTGTACACACCCTCAATCACGCGCTTCTCGGCTGCTCGCAAGGCGTCTGTGATGCTGATCTGGCCCTGCACCGAGACGTTGACCTGCTGCGCGGCCGTCCAGCCGTGGACGTGCTTGAGGACGTCCAGCGCCGCTTTGGCGTCGCCCTCGTTGGCCGCTTTGATCAGGACATCGGACATCTCCTGCTCGCCGTCGGATTTACCCTTCAGGATCGCCATCTCGACCAGCGGGTCGACCTGCTTGAGACGGTTGAACTCGATGGGGAGCATCCCCGCGGCCACTGCTAATGAGTCCCCTTTGAGACCCTTTTTAGCGGCCGCGTAGACCTGCTCCAAACGCCGTTCGGTCGCGCGGATAGTGACGCGCTCCGCTTGGGGCAGTGTGAAGAAACTATGTGTTCGGGTCAGGGCGGTCATGGGTTGTCTGTCTGTCACTCAGTGTCCGCGTCGCCGAACCGGAACCCGATGGGCCGGGGCATCCGCACTAATTCGTTGCCGTCTTCGTCAAAGACGCCCGTGTAGGTCGGCTCGTCGTCACAGAAGACTACCGTGCCGCCGACGCCGAGCCCCTCAAGTTCGGGATCGCAGTCATCGGGGCTCCAGATGTAGGCTGATCGAGGTGCGGCCATGTGTGGAGTACGTCAGGGAACTCTTAACAGGGTATTCTAAAAATAAAAAATCTGTGCGGACGACCTCTAGTACTAGAGCTAGCTCAAGGGCTCCCCTCCCCCCGGCCTGCGACTGAGAATGAGTCGCACTGAGAATGCGTCGCATGTGCAGGCAGCTGACAGGCTTGCGACTGCGTCGCATATGCAGGCAGCTGACAGGCGACAGGCTTGCACATCACTCGCAAGTGCAGGGAGCTTTCAGCTTGAGAATGCGTCGCATGTACACTGGCATGATTATTGCCGCGTGTCAGAAACTTGCGAGTTTCCGAGCGTACGGCAAGAATCAGGCCATTCGCTCCAAATCGCCAAGTCGGGAGTGTCCGGTAGCCTACTGGCCCAACCCGCTCAAGCGTACGGGCGAGCCACCCAGAGCCCGGGAAACCGCATGAACAAAAACAGAACACAGGGGCTGGCAGACTGGCATGGTACTTGCTTTAGTATCACTTTGCTGGGTTTAGTTTTTCTGCGTCCGCCACAATTGGGCGATGCCTTTTGACGGGGCTGGAAGGGGTCACCCGTGAGCAAGTCGAGTCGGGGTCACCTTGCTATATAGAAATCTAAACGTGATCCTGAGGCATTTGGGGGCCATTTAGGGCTAGGCAGCTTTTTCCCATATAAACGACATTGTCTTATCGTTTTTCGATGTGGGTCGATGGCCAGAAATGGTCAATGTCCAAATGGTCAAACACGGCAATATTGGGGTTCGCGCGCCGGGGCCAGCTACGGCGGCTGCGGCTACGCTCCTACCCTATATCTACACATTATTCTCTATATCTATATGACCATTTGACCATTAGACGCCTAAGCCTCTGAATCCATTGGCTTTTATGCATGGCCAAACGCCCAACAAAAAACAACCATTTCCCGGCCATTTGGCCACACATTTAACTTGCGTTTAACGTACGTCAGTGTAGATTTGCTGTACCCAATGGGCGTCAGTGACTATCGAGCGCGACACAACGGGCCGCTGTTTGACATCGCAGGAAGACTAGCACTCCGCCGCCCATGGCTATTGCGCATGGGGAGGGTTCAAGGGGATGCATCAAGTCTAGCTAGGCGCGCGCCACACCGGCGCGCCGCCTAGTGTGACTGGCGCGCCGTCCACATCGGGCGGCGCGCCTCGCACACTAGGAAAGCAAAACACATGAAAACTCAGGTTCACGTTGTCCAGTTTGAGCCGGCCGTGAAAGTGCCGCCGAAACTCACGGCTAAGCACAACGGGCGCGTCAACGGCTCAATGGCCATGTTCGATACGCTCGCCGATCACACCCGCTTTGTTGCCGAATTGCAGGCGCGCGTTGATGCACTTTGCGCGCGCAAGGGTATATCACCTTTTAATATCCTAGCCTGATCAGCCTACCAGCCCGGCGCACAAGCGCCGGGCTCGTTTGCGTACTAGCACTGACACAGGAAAGCAAAACACATGAAGACCATACCCACACTGCTACTCTGGCTCACGCTGAACGCGTGCGCCGCCGTCGTCGCTATCAGCGGCGCGCGCGTCATCTTCTCTCTGGCCCAATAGGAACCAGCTGACAGCCTACCAGCCCGGCGCACAAGCGCCGGGCTGTTTTGCGTACTACCCCCAACCGTCACCCTCAAAACAGGACACAAACACATGTTCGCCGTACCCAAAAACACAACCGACGCCACGGCGTCGCCAGCGTCAACCGGCGCACGCAAGCCTCGCACGATCAAAGCCGAGATAACCCCGCATCAAATCATACTGTCTGAAGGGACCTACCCGCTTCGCAACGATATCCGTGAACACGGGTTCTCCTATAACAAATCGGACGAAACATGGCGCGCGCCATACACTCCCCAAGGTGAGACCTACGCCCGGTCAATCGCTGCGGACGTGGTCACGACTGGCAACGTCACAACCCAACCCGACGCTTACCCGGTCTACACGCTCACAGCTGGCGCGAAAGCGACAGACCAGCCCTCAACGCTGGCCAGCATACTGCCGCCCGACGTCATCGCCCGCGCGGTTGACCAGTATGACGCCGACCAGACCCCGACCGATCAACCCCGCCGCCGCATCAAGCGTACGGCAGACGTTGACCAGACGCCAGCCCCGACCCAGACCCAGTCAACCGACATCGCCGCAGCACTCGCGGCGTTCGTCGCCACTGTTCAAGCGAACCAACCCCAACCGGCCCAACCGCAGACACCTGCGATTGACTTCGACGCCGTCAAGCAGCTGATTTCCGCGGCGCTGGTGCCTGTTATCGAGCGTATCAACCAGCGCCCGTCGACTCAGCTAACCGTGACCACGCCGGCCCACGTCCACACTGTGGACGGCCTGCAGCACTACTTGCTTCCCAAGCTGATCAAAGCACTTAGTGCGAAAGTCAATGTGTGGATCGCCGGGCCGTCGCAAGGCGGTAAGACGACTGCAGCAAAAGCAGCTGCCAAGGCGCTGGGTCTCAAGTTTCACTTCCACGGCAGCATGACTATGGCCCATCAACTTGAGGGGTTCGTGGACGGCGCTGGACACTACCATGAGACCCAGTTTGTACAGGCTTTCCGCAATGGCGGCCTAGTGCTGCTGGATGAAGTCGACCGGGGTTCGAACGAGGCTCTACTTGCCATGAACGCGCCCCTCGCAAATCGCATCATGAGCCTGCCTAATGGTGAACTGATCGAAGCGCATCCCGACTTTGTGTGTATCGCTGCCGCAAACACATGGGGCGGCGGCGCGACGTCAGACTACTGCGGCGCGGCGCGCATCGACGCGGCGTTCCTGCAAAGGTTTGGGGCGCGCCTCGCTTGGGACTATGACACCACGCTGGAAGTCGCTATCTGCGGTAATCCCGAATGGGCCGCACGGGTTCAAGCGACACGCGCCAAGGCGCGCGCCGCGGGTCTCAAAGTCATGATTACCCCGCAAGCGTCTATATCCGGCGCGCGCCTGATCGAAGCCGGGTTCACTGCAGACGAAGCAGCGGACATGACCTACTTGGCCGACCTGTCGCCTGATCAGCGCCGCATGGTCGCCGCCTAGCCTCTAACGTACGGCAGACTACTAGCCCGGCGCACAAGCGCCGGGCTAGCTTGCGTACTAGCACCCACCACCACCAACACAGGACACACACACACATGACACTGATAACGACTGCCAAAGGCCCGGGTCGACCCCGCGTCCCCGTCGCAATCTTCCCTGACTTTGAGCATATGTCGGCCTACTTGCATGACAAACCCACATATGACTCATGGTCCTATGACCCTGCAGTGACGCGCCGGGCGCTGGCCACAGGTGACCAGAAGCTAGCCGACAAAGCCGAGGCGATCCTAGCGACCATAGAGGAGCCGGATAGCCTCTACAGCGACAACGTCCCCAAGTGGGGCCATGCTATGGCCGGGGGGTTCGTTGACGTTCCAGCCTACCTAGCAGGCTCGCCAATGCATATGCGGCGACGCGTGCCTGCAGAGGGTCTAGCCCCGCTGACTATCGTGGTTGAAACCTACATGAGCGGCGGTATCGGCGACGGTGACCGGGAACGCCGCGGCGTCGCCGTCATGGCGCTGGTTCGAAAGCTGGCCATGACCGGCCACGCGGTTGACCTGTACCTAGCGCACACATCCACGAACGAGACCGCGACATGCCTTGTGCGGGTCGAGACCCGCCCGCTGGATATGGCGCGCGCCGTCTGGGGCATGGTCGCTAGTTTCTCAAGCGACGGGTTTAAGGCGGCGAGTGCTGAAGTGCTCTACAACCTGCACGGCAAGGCTAACGCGCTCCGCCCCGCGTTTGGTGACGCCGGCTTCCCAAACAACCCGGCGAAACTTCTCGCGTACTACGCGCCGATCCTGAAGGCCGAGAACGCGCTTATTGCGGTCCCGGGCCTGTGTGGCGATAAATCGCCATTCAAGACCGACGCGGCGGCGCGTAAGTGGCTGGAAGCCAATTACGTGACTGCGCACGAACTGGCGCGCCAGCAAATCGCAGCCTAGCCTGCAGACTACTAGCCCGGCGCACAAGCGCCGGGCTAGCTTGCGTACTACCAACCCCCAACACAGGACCGCACACATGAACATTTACATGAGCGATGACTTAGCCACGCTGCACATCGGCGACTTTGACTTACCCCTGACGCACATCCCGCAATGGAAGCGCCAGACGCTACTTGAGGCTATCTGGAAAGAAAGCAGCGCCGCCGAGAACGACGCCGACACGCGCAACGCCGAGACCGCCGACGGCGCTTTCGAAGATGGCTCTAACGACATGCGCCAACGCGTTAGTGACGTGCTGTCTCGCATGTCGCGCGACGCGCCGGATGACGAAGCGTATCAGACAATCGAAGCAGTCAAATCAGAAATGGAAGGCATCTAACATGACACACGATCACTCACCTACGCCCGAGACCTATGGCGACTTTCAGCTGGCATACCAGACGCTCAACATGGCGCTGTTTGATGGCCGATTGCCAGACGTGATGTTCACGCTGGCGCGTACCCGTCACGCATACGGCTACGTCATGCCCGAAGGCTACACGGCGCAGAACGACCCAGCGTCGACAATCGCGGAAATCGGCCTCAACCCCGCGACTTTTGCCGAACGTACGGCAGAGCAAATCCTGTCCACTATCGCGCACGAAATGGTCCACCTTGACCAGCACCTGAACGGGAAGCCCAGCCCGTTCGGATATCACAATCGCGAGTTTGCCCGGCGCATGCTGGCCATTGGTTTGATGACCAGCGACACAGGCAAGCCGGGCGGCGCTCAGGTTGGCCAGCATATGACGCACTACATTCTGGACGGTCACGCGTTCCAGATCACGGCGCGCCAGTTGATCGCCGACGGCTGGGCCGTGCGGTACACGTCGCCGGTTGAAACCGATGACGACAAGGCGCGGCGCGTCGCGCGCAAGGCCAGCAAGACCCGCTATACCTGCCCGCACTGCAAGGCGAACGCATGGGGTAAGCCGGGGCTGAACCTTGTGTGCGATGACGACGGCCGCCTTACACGTATGATCGCCGCCGACTAGCAGACCAGCCTACAGAGCCTCACGCGCAAGCGTGGGGCTTTTGGCGGTATCTACCCACACAAACACAGGAACAAACTCCCATGACAACGAGCGACAGATATAACCTGCAGTTTCGCGACATCGACAGAGGCAGCTGGCGCGACTGGTTCAAGGACTCCAAAATGAGCCTCTCAGAAGCCACCCAGATGCTCCGTAGTGCGCAAGTCGCTGCGGTGCGGGATGGACTAGCCCGCGACTATCGTATCATCACAGGCAAGCAATAGGAGCCTCACCAATGACAACCAAGCACACCACCAAGGAACGCCCCGCGCCCGAGCTAGTCGACGCGCGCGCTATGGCGCGCGACACCATGCAGACTATTGGCGAGTATGCTCGCCGGGGCGTCCGCTTCTGGCATGTCGACGATATCAGGCGGCAGATCAGCATGCTGGAAACAGCCCTCGACTACTTCGACGCAACCGGGACCAAGTAGGAGACTCACACATGCAACGCCTAGCAGAAACCTTCCTGAACTGCAGCATCGCCCTCGGCTATGCGATCCTGATCACGGCCGTCACCAACCTGACGCTCAACGTCGAAGTTGAGCTATACCAGACCGCGGCGTTCATGGCGCTGTTCATGAGCGTAAGGCATAACCGCCTTCCTAGCGCCCTGCGCGACTAACCCACCCACTGCACTAACAGCCCGGCGCACAAGCGCCGGGCTTTTCTGCGTGCGGGAACTAGCTCTTAATCAATTCCTGCGCTAAGCTAAACACCCAACCAAGCACAAGGGACTAGACCACTATGCAAGACTCTCTCGGGTTCACCGAAAGCGAACTGATCACGATCCTGCACGCACTGGACACAGTGATGCAGCTGTCGCGCGTTCTCGGCAACCGTGACGACTATGAAGACGCGCGCGCGCTGGCCATCAAGCTGGCCACGTACGCAAGCGAACAGCAACAGAAGCACATCGCAGAGGAAGCGATGGAACAGAAGCAGAAAGCGACGGTCCAGTAATGTCAAACGTTCTCGCGTTCCCGGCGCGCACAAGCCGGTATGTCAACCCGCCCACCTACTGGCGTACATACAAAGTGTACGCCATCGACCCGAATCAGGACCATCACGTCCTGACCTACCGTGCGCTGTCCGTGGACAGCGCACACTGCCGCGCGCGCCGCGACGGGTTCACCCACATCACCAAGATCGAGGTCCAAGCAGATGACAACTAACAACACCATCCCGCTCCCCCTAGAAAGGGGGAGCGGCGACGACGACGACTTCGCAGCTACCGTTGCCAAGCGCCGGGAGGCGCGCGACAAGGAAACCATACTGGTCCACACGCTGGTTACCGGGATCGCCCAACCTCTCGCCAAGGCGTTCAAGAGCATGCCCGAGACCGGCCTGCTGACCACGCGTTACCAGCTGTACGTGAACACGTTCGCGGCGATCTTTGACCGCGGCGACCATGTTATCCCCCTCATGCCGCACGACGTGAAGGTCTACGACCTGATCGACAACATCTGGCGTACGACACAGGTGAACGCATGACCCCCGACCTGTGGGTTTTTTACATCCTGATGGGGTGTGTAGTTCTAGGAGCGTTGAACGATGACCAAAAGTGATGAGCTAACTATGCTGCGCGCCAAACTGGCTGACGCAGAAGCCGAGTTAGACGCATGGCGAGCGTACGACAGTGTGGACTCAACCACGCTGGACCTGCCCGCCCGGCGTCTGCGCGCGCACCTGAAACTCAGGAACCTCGGCACTGCGAAGGTGGCGCTGGCGCTCTACAACTGCCCGCGTCCCCTGTCTGTCGCCATGCTCGCCGAACTTGTCCCCGCCAGACAAGAGCGGCGGGGGCAAGAGCGGCATGACATCAATTACTTCGCTGCGGAGATTTGCTACCTGCGCAGCGCCATCGGATACCCAGCCATCAAGACTATCTGGGGCTGGGGTTACGAGATGACGCCCGAGGGACGCGACACCATCAAGCGGGCCCTTTCCGAAATGGCGTGACCACACCTGCAACCTGCGCTGGCTCGACGAGTCGGCGCAGGTCACTCTTGGACGTGTCCTTGAACTCAGGCGCACACCACACGTCGACCTTCGACGGGAACTCGGCCGAATGGATACGCCCCCGGTCGATCCAGCCTGCCTCTTTCAACGCGTGGAACAGCGCGTTCTTGTGTAGCTTGACGGTCGGCGGCGCAGACCCCTGCAACCGATCCAGCAGCGCAAACCAGCGGGATGACACATAGCCCCGCGCAAACTCCCCCGAACGTTTTTCGATCATACCCACCAAGTAATCCTCGGCCGTAGACAGCCCGTTGCTGACCATCTGTTGCTTGGCTTCTGTCGCAGCCGGGATCGCAGCCGGGTTGAACTTGGACACGTCACGCGCGTGCAACCAGTGCGCTATGGCTTCGTAGCCCCCACCCGCGTAAAACTCCCACAGCGCCGTCGCCTGCGCTTCTGGCAGGCGTTGCGCGGCGCTGCGGACGACAAACCAGCGGCGGTCTTCGGACGACGTTGAGATGGGGACGGCTTCGTTGGAGAACGCCAGCACGAAAAGCCGGTTCGCAGCGTCGTAGGGGCGCATCATCTTGCGGTTGACCGAAATGGTCTCGGGCGGCGCGGCGATCAGCGGCTTGAGCCTGTTGGCCAGCGCCCGGCGCTGCGCCGCCTCGGGCTCGTGAAGCTCGTTCAGCACAAGGATTTCACTCTCGTAGGCGTAGCCCCACTGGGCTGACAACTCGCCGCCGTTCACAATCGCCCGGTTCCTGTGATCTGGACCGCACACGCTCCAGAGGAAAGGCGACCACATCGTGTCTTTGCCGGTGCCCTCCGCACCCATGTGCAGGATCGCATGGTTGATCTTGCGCCGCGGGTTCTGGACCTTGAACGCCATGACGTTCCAGATGTGCTCCAGCGCATCCTGCTCAGGGACCAGCGTACGACACAGGTCAAGCCACAACCCGATGTCCAGTTGCGAATGAGTTGCAGTCACAACTGGGCGGGCGTCCACCCAGAGGTTCCCCTTGGTTTCGCCGTTGTGGGAGACCAGCGCGCCGTCGCCAGCTGCATACGTGAGCGCCACCAGTGACTTGCCGCCCATCGCGACGCGGTTCTGGTTGTACCACGTGGCTGCGTCGCAGTGCGCGTCGGTCTTGATGTTCTTGGTGACGACGTGGGCGTAGAGCGCGTTGAACGCGGAGCGCATCACAACCTTACGATGGACCAGATCGAAGTAGGCGTCGTCGGACTCCAGATACGCGTAGCGCGTGAACCACTCGGCCTTCTCGATCCGCTGGCGTTCCTGCGCCTCAGTTGCCTCCACAATCGGATTAGGCTGCGGGGCCAGCTTGTTCAGCGACTGCGCCAGACGCTCACTGAGAAGCTCCGCACGCACGCCTAGCGCGACCTGCGGGCCACCGTTCTCCCCCACCCACTCAAGGAAGCTCTCGGTCGTGATGTGCTGGCAGTGCGCGTGGAGGCATTTGTAGCCCCTGTCAGCCGGGTGATAACGCCCCTCGGTCTTTCCGTCAGTGTGCTCTGCATGGTTCGGGCAGACCACAGACACCCAGCCCTCGGCGTTGGCGCGCCCCAGCACAAGGCCCTGCGACGCCAGCCACTGCAGCACACTGTCGTTCTCGCCGTCGTCGCTCAGACGTACGGCAGTGATAGGAGCCGACGCCTCCCCGGGCGTCACGCCCATCGCGTCCAGAAGCTCCTGTAATGTATAAGCTACATCCGGGTGAAACTCACGCAGCGCCGCAGGCCACTTACCTTTATCGGGTTTCAGGTTCACAGAGCCCGGCAGGCGAAAGTTACGCGCGGCGTTGATAGCACCGGGGTCTGTGTAGCCCGCGGCGGCGATGGCTTTGATGGCCGCGGCGAACTCGCCGGGCTCAGGCTGCGAATTAGTTTGGAACGCATAGCCCCACTGGAAGTTACCTAGGGACGTTTCCATGACCCACGTCGGCGCGATGTCCGGCGCTTTGGAGCCCTGCCCGATGTCGTCCAGCACCATGACCAGCACGCGCCCGGCATTGGCGAGCGACGCGCTCGGCTTGTCGCCCATACGGTCCAGCACGAAGCTGGCCGTGTTGCCGAACACCGCAGCGCCGTCCCGCAGGCGCGCCGACGGCAGCGCGGCGGCGTACGTGTACTTGCTCGGGTCGTCCTTGCGCGGACGCTGCGTCACAATCAGCGGCGTCTCGCCGTCAGGCGCGAGCGACACCAGAAAGTCTACGAACTCACGTTGGCTTGTCATTATTTGCCGTACCTCGTCATGGGTTTAGCGATCTGCACACCCAGCGGCAGGCCCTCGGCCCATGCTGGCGGCGTCGTCATTACTAGGCGCATCGCCGCGGCGACGCGTTCTGCGTCTGCCGTACGGCACTCAATCACAATCTCGTCGTGGACGTGCGCGGTCACGCCGTCGCGCTCCAGTTTGGCCAGTGCTTCCCGCAGGATGTCGGCCGCAATCGCCTGCGTGATGTTCTCGCACGCCAGCCCTTTCCAGAGCCGCGCGCGCGGCCATTCTTTCGCCGTTGCGGCAGGCTTCCAAGAGCACTTCGCGTAGGTGACGCCGTCAGCATCCAAGCGGGCGAACGGGTAGCGCAGCACGCGCTCGGAAGGCAGAGAATACCACAGATGCACGCCGTCGAACAGGTACTTGACCCGCCCGACCGCGAACACATGGTTGGGGTTGCGCATGGCGCGCGTGTAGGCGTCTTCAAGCTCGGACCAGTACACAGACGCCCACGGGTTCGCGCGCCGCCACGCCTTCACCATCCTGTCGGCTTCTGGCTCGCTCATCACGACGTTGTACGCCCGGCCCATCGCCGCGAACGCGCCGA